CGACCCGCACGACAGGTGCGGCGCATCCGAGGACTTCGGTGTAGTGGGATGCGGGCTCCCAGGTGCGGGAGATCCGAAGAATGCTGGAGCCGGGATCACGGAGTACCCTGGCGTTGGGGCGGACTTCCCTGAGTCGACGCATTGCCGAAAGAGCCGTACGGGGCGAGGGGAAGGTTAGATAGATATCGCGAGGGACTGACATGAGAGGGTTCCTTTCTGTTGAGGTTTGGTCCGGAGGGTTCCATCCTGCCGCCTCTTCTTTGTGACCTGGAATCAACCGGTCGCCGCTCACCCCTCCACACACCCTTACGCACTGTCGCGGTTTTACTGGCACTTGACAACGCCCCGGTCAAGGGGACTCGCGCCGGAAAGAAGTAGCAGGATGCAAGCCTCCGGAGAGGGATGCACTCGGCTCCTGCCGTCCTGGGGAGTCGCTGCCGCTTGGACAACTCGCTCCACTCTTACCGGGGAGACCCGCCGCTCCGTCCCGCCTTTCGTGCTCTCCTGCGCGGCGCCTGAGCGCCCGCGCAGTGAGGAACGCGCATAGACCAGAACCGCCCCGTGCCAGGGAACCACGCACCACACACGCCCCGGCAGGAACCGAAACAACCGGACGCGGGCCGAAGCTCGCGGAGCACCTCGGGAGGCTTGCGGACCTCTGCGCTCTCGCGCCCGGTCCGCTCCCGCCCTTCGCTCTCCATGTCAACCCGTCACCGCCGCCCCGCCCGCCCTCCCCCGCCCCTGACAAGATGAGTGTCGCACGTGCGACAGAGGAACGCAATACCACGGAGCCAACGAGATTCAACGATCTTACCCGGATACCCACTCACTGCGCAGGAGTTGAGGAATGGTTGAACCCGGAAGGGGGAGAGGAGGGAGGAGGGGAAGGAGCAGCTCGGTGTACTACAGCACCAGCACACCAGAGAGGCTGCGACATTTTGTCCCACCCATGGGTCAATCTTTGACCCATCCACCACACCACCGCCCTCCCCTCTGTAGTGGGTCAATCTCTGACCCATCCCCTCTTCCCCTCTATGGCCTCCCCCTAGTTCAACTATTATTCAAGTCATGCTCACTGCATGAGCACCATGTCTTTCCTACAAAGCCATAGAGTTATTCAAGCACACCTGTGTGTAAGGGGGGGGTATGCCGGTCGAGGGCGGGTGGCGGCGGAGAGGGGGGAGTCCCCGCTTTCAATATGCGGGTCGCTCAGGCATGTCGTAGCCCAAAGAGGACAATGACGAGGCGGTAGCAGAGGGACAGGACTCAGCCGCCGGGCGCTTCAGGCGCCGGCGGCCTGTATGGGCCTGTTTCGCGCTAAGCTGGCTTTTACGGGGATCGGAGGGGCGGGCTCGTGAGGTAGGGAGGGGTGGTAGGCGTTCGTGGCTCAGGTGCCCTCTGGTGGCGTCCTGGCCCTAGTAGGGCACTATCATCAAGTGGAATTTCTCATTGGCTGGAACAAGCAGGGGAGACGGCACTCTTGCCGCCGGCAAGGTGTCTTCGTATCCGAACCAGAGAGTTTCCCACGTCTCGCGCTCGGATGGTCCGTAGGCCGCCACGACGCGGACCAGGCGGTTCTTGGCAGTCATTCTGGGGTCTCCGTTCCGAGAATCTCCAGATACTCTACGAGGCGGTCAACCAGCATTGCCGATGGCGCCTTGCCTCCGAGGAACCTGCTGAGGATTGCAGGAGACACGTTGAGTAGCCGCGCCATCTCCCTCTGGTGCATGTCGCCGACCCCACAGGTTGGACATATGCCCATCCTGGTCTTCAAGCCGTCGCGAAGGGAGTCGCAGAATCCACTCATTCTAGGGTCTCCGCTCCGGGAATCTCCGGACCTGTCATCCTAGGTCTCGGGAAATCCGGTACCGGAATCTCCCGGAGCATCCTGGGAACCGCCGCGCGCTCAAAGGAGAGCCGGCCCTCACGGCCGGCGCGGAGCTGGAGGAAGATGGCGCGCGCCAGTGTCTCCGCGAGGTGCTCCTCAAGCTGGCCGAGGTTGGTATCGGCCACAAGCAGCAGGCAATCGGAGAGGACTGCCTCCGCCGTGACCCTGATCTGGAAGTGACAGCGCTCCTCCTCGACCTTCATCCGCTCCCCGAGCAGCTCACACATGGCCGCCCACCCGGCCTCCGCCTTCCTTCGCAGCTTCGTCTCGCGATCCAGGTCGCCGCGAAGCCCGTGAATCTCCATCAGCAGCTCTTCCAGATCTGTGATTTTCAATCTTCCTCCTCGTGGTCGACGAACGGCTCATCGAAGATGCGGGACCCGCAGTAGCCGCAGAACTTGACCTGGTTCTCAGTTGGCCCTCCCTCGACGAAGCAGAAGATGTGGCCGCAGTCGGTGTGCCAGTTCCCGTCCGGGTCCTCTCTCCAGGTACAGCTCATGACCCCTCCGCCCAGGAAATAATCGTGGAGACCTCCACCTCGCCCGCCTCGGCGAGGTGGAGTAGGGTGTCGATCGAGGGATGGGACTGCCGGCCGCCCCTGGTGCGGCGACCGGCCCGGATCTCTGCCAGGTGGGAGGGGGAGATGCCGGCCTTCGCGGCGAGCTCGGCCTGCGAGAGGCCGGAGGACGCCTTGAGCATCCGCATCGCCCGCCCCCAATCCAGCTCTCTCACGCGACCCACTGCCTCCGACGCCAGGAATGCACCCCGAAACCGTTCGGGTCCGCCTTACGTTCCTTGCGCAAGGCCTCCCTCTGCTTGCGCGGTTTGTTGCAGATGCCGGTGCGAGAGACGCGCAGGGCCGGGGCCTCCTCTTTTTCCTTCTTGAAGTTGACCCCGCTGCGAATGCCGCAACCAGCAGCCGGCTGGCTCGTCACTGCCGGCGTCCAGCTCTTCGGAGGCCGAAACCTCGAGGCCGCCATCAGACTTCGTCCTCGGTCCTGACCGCCTCGACGGCGACCGGCGGCGGCTCCAGGCCCAACCTCTGCCGGCGATCGGCTTCGAGGCTCGCGATGATCTGGCGCAGAATGACCGGCAGGCGGTTCTCGATCTCGAGACCGATCAGAGCGATGAACCCCTCCTGGGTGAGCTGGCCGCGGTAGACGGAGGCCTTCGACCGGACCTCGGCCGTAGCCTCCGGAGAAAGTGGGATGGCGACGCGGAGCTTCGGGCTCCGCGCGCCGGGCTTGACGGCGGTCTCTTCGTCCTTCGGCTTCCTGGGCATCAGGCTTCCTCCTCAGGCAGCTCGGGGTACATCTCCTCGGCCGCGGCCTTGGCCGCCTTCGTCATCGCCAGGAACCACCCCTCCAGGGTCAGAGTCGGCTCCGTGTCGAAGTATTCCTTGCCCTCGTGCTTGACCTCTTTGTGGGTGTCGCTGAAGCTTTCGTAGCTCAGCTCTTCGATCCCCAGCTTCACCAGCTCCTCGGCGAAGTTCTGGCGCCGCATGTCGTTGAACACCTCCGGAGAAGCCGGCCCCATCGGATACCCGCCTGTGCTCATGTTCATGAGCCTCCGCCTCATCTTCCGCACTTCACTCATCTGGTCTCCTTTCGTCATTGAATGCCCCGTATCGGCGGGGCCACCCGGCTTGCGGGACTTCCCGTTGCTCGCTGTACCGGATCTTCGCCGGCCTCGGCTGCGGCCGGTCGATCTCCGCAGGACTCCATCCTGCCAGAAATGCCACCTCGCCGATACAAGTCTTGGTTTTCGCGGGTCGCGTCGTGGGGCCGACGATCTCGCCGCATATGCGCTTTTTCCCGGTGGCCGAAGGGGGACTGGAGCCCCTGTCCCCTTACCGCGCTGTCGTTTCCTGGCAGGATGCAATCCTGCGATCCAAGGAGTTGGAGGCGGCGCCCTGGTCGTACGCCTCAGGGCTTCCGGGTTGGATGGTTGCCGATCTTTTGACTGGCAAGCAGCTTCGGCTTTCAACCCGTCCGCCTCCAACAACAATTCTAGGATGAGAGATCCTAGAATGTCAAGAGCCTAGATCCAGGAATTCCAGGTACTCCATGTCCTCGGGTTGAACATAGTGACCGCCACAATAACCGGCAACGCGCGCACTCCCCTTGAATAACCCCTCCGCCTCCACTAACTCGACCTCGAACACCTTCCCGATGTGTCTCGCGTACCAGTACGACGACCTGCTGGCCTTGAGTATTTTCGCGATCCGGCGGCGACCGGCAGCCTCCTCGCTCCGAACTTCTCCGTCCAGGTCCCGGCACGCCCTCTCCCTCTCGATCCAGGCGGCGGTCCCCGAAACCGCCGCCATATCGCCGTCCGGGACATCTTCGATCCCCGGTTTCTCCGTAACCGGATTGCACCAGCAGGAGCTGCCGTCCGTGACGTGATCCTTGTCGGCGGCGAGTCCGGCCAGGACGCTGTGCTGCATGACATCCTGCTTCGCCTTCTCCGCCCGCTCAGCGAGGAGTCGGCGGGCAAGCTCGCGAGTAGTCGGGCAATCCATGGGCAGCCATCCCCTAAGCGAAGAAAGGTATTCGATGGTCCCGTCAATGAGTATTCGGGTGGCATATACATCCACGGTTTCTGGAGCTTCCCACAGCGCTTCCGGCTCCTCCGGGTCCCAGGTGACACCGACTTGAGCGACCAGAGCAAGGACTTGATCGGCTCCGTATGATGTGTCCGTCCAGGGCTCTGCCGTGCAGCTACGGACCTTGGATTCGAACTCACTTCTCTTCATCTTGGTCTCCTTTTTGCAGGTGTCCAGGCGGCATGACCGCCATCATCCCCATGCTCGTCGCCATCGTTGGTCTCGTCACCTACGCCCTGGCCGCGAACCCCAAGGCAGCCGAGGTCGGTTGCATCCTGTTCTTTTGTGGCGCGCTCGTTCTCTGCTTCGTCTTCTCGGGCCACGGCGTCTCCTGGCCCTGAGCGGCGGGCGCTTCAGGCGCCGCCGCCACCATCTTTCCAGCGTTGAGCGCCCATCATGTCGCGCCTCTTGATCAGCGACTTGAGCTTGTTGCGATTCATCGCCGATACCCTGCTCGGAACGTCCTTCATGCAATCCCTGCAAGTCTCGTAAAGACCGTCCTTCTTGGCCCTTCTCTTTCCGAAGAAAAGCAACGCCTTGAACTCCTTGCACTTGTTGCACTGCTTGGTCTCCATATCAAGCCTCCTTTGCAGCGACAACCATAAATTGAGAGCAAATCCTGTCTCCAGTCAAGATGTAAGAAAAAGCATACATACCGCTGTTACCATCGGTAACATGTCGCACTGTCTGAAAACAGACACCTTGACCGGGTCGCCAGAACGGCGGATGCTTTTGTGGTGCAGATGACCTACAAAGAGTTGAGCCCGCGTGACGGCGCGGGCTCGGGAGCGAAGAAAGACTGTGGCGAACGGAGCAATCCTACCACAGCCTCGTCCTCCTCGTCTACCGTCCCGGTCAAGAAAAGCAGCTCCCGGCCCCGTTGACCCCGAGAGGGCGAGGGGGAAAAGAGCGAGGAGGACCGGGTGAGACCCCCGGCCAACAGCAGCACCCGGGGCTCGCACCCCGGGCCGGCGAGCAGAAATCCAGGCTCCGGGCCGGTAGTTCGATCCGGCATCCCGCATACGTCCTGGTCCTATGCTCAGGCGCCGGGCCGCTTGAGGCGGCCGGCGCGGTCCAGCTCGCCGGGAGCCTGGCCGTCGCAGGGGTCGGGGCGAACAGCGAGGGGCAGCCACCCACCCAGGAAGGGTCCTGAGCAGGGAAGGCGGGGGTATCGGCGCCCGGCGCTCCAGCGCAAGGGCGCCCCTTGACGACACCTTGTTACCTATGTACTCTGGTAATATGGCGACCGTCCAGATTCCAGAGACAGGGTCCCGCGTGATCTTTGGCTGGCCCAAAGAGGGCGGCGGGTCGGAGCGGATCACGGCGACGGTGATGCACGGAACAATCCGCGGTCATGCCCGTCTCGCCCTCCAGTCCCTTCAGCTACCATCGCTCCGTGCCCGCCTCGTGCGGGAAGTCTCCTTCGACGTCCCCCGCTTCTACTCCGCGGGCGGCCTCCGCCTCCCGAACACCGGCGAGCACCGCCGGTACCTCCGCATCGCGGTCGCCGGCCGTACTCCGATCTGGCTTCGCTTCGACAGGTTCGTCCAGAAGGACCTGGTCGCCGCCCTCCAAGCGATCGTCGCGCGGCCGGCCGGAAAGCCGGCCGGCGAGTCCACCGAGAAACCACGCCGGGGGCGTCCTCCCGGCTCTACCACGAAAGGCAGGAAGCTCATGTCCAAGGTCGTCAAGCAGCCCGGCGGGATTCTCCCGGAGCCGGGTCCGAAGAGCGCCCGCGGCGAGGCCGGCAAGAAGATCCCGGGCTCCAAGCCGATCAAGAAGACCGAAATGTCCCGCGGCTGGGACTCGAAGAAGGGATAGGCCATGGCCATGGATGCCACGTCCTACCAGGGGGGCCGCCGCAGCGGCCAGTCGGCCGCGGCCCCCAACCCCAGCCAGCCCCAGCTCAAGGCGGTACCGATGATCGCCAAGATGGAGGAGGCGAAGCGAAGGCTTCGCATGCCTTTCCAGCCCGGCGGCGGCCCGGCGCCCCGCGGCATGCGGGAGCCCGGGGGCGGGATGAGCCCCGGCGGAACCGGCGGCGGTCTGCCTCGCGGTGTCCGCGTCATGCCGCCTTCGGGAGGCATGGATCAAGCGACGAGCGGCCCCTCCGGCCCGCCCACCACGGGCGGGGAGATGCCGCTTCCCCCGGGTGCCGAGCTGAACGCCGGCCCGCGGGTCGAGGACGACCCCTACTCCATGCTCCCCCCGCGGATGCGGGAGACGGCCCGCGCCGCCGGACGTGACCCGCAGGAGGCCGTGGCAAGTCGTATGGCGACCGATCCGAACTTCCGGCAGCAGATCATCCAGCAGTACGGCCCTGGTGCGCCAGGCGGGCAGCCAGCGGGCGGCCCGACCGTCTCCACGGGCGGCCCTGACATGTCGGTCGCCGGACCCGGGGGCATGAGCCCTGGTTCGCCCGGCCCCGGCCTCCCTCCGCCGGGCGCCGAGCCCGGCGGGCAGGTACCGCCGCAGATCGCCCTCCAGCAGCGCCTCCAGGGCATGCGGCAGGGGAGCTTCAATCCCGGATCGCTCGCCGACCTCTACGGGTCGTTCACGGGCAGGGGCGGTCCACCGCAGTACGGTGGCTCCGGTGGGCCGAACCCGTTCGGATTCGGGCAGATGGGGGCCTACCGGGGGTGACGCCGGCTCAGCGGAAGTACCTCGACGTCCTCCAGGCGATGCTCCAGGAGCCCGGAGCATCAACCGTCGCCTGGAGGGTGTGCGAGCGCGCTGGCATCGCGGTTGGAACCCTCTCCGGCTGGAAAAAGGCGCACAAGCTCTGCCTCCAGCAGGGGATCGAGTCGGTCAACCAGGACTTCCTCGACGAGGAGGCAGCGATCCGCCGGATGCACCGCGAGAACGCGGTCGCGGAGCGAGCGCTGGAGCCCGAGATTATCCTGCCGGAGATCGAAGACGAGGAGATTCCCGAGGTTCTCGTCGCCTATCTCGCCGCGATCGAGAAGCAGGTCGACGAGGGGAAGATTGACCGCTACGGCGCCTTTCAGGAGGTTGCTTCCCAGGGATGGCAGGTCAGTTTCGACGCCCTGATGGACGCGATCAACGGCGGTGACAAGCGGGCGACGCGCCGCTTCAGCCAACTCAACCACCGGATCACCGTCCGCATGGAAGACAAGCTCGACACCGCGGCCCTCTCGGGCTCGCGGTCGCAGGACAACTCCCTCGCCCTCCAGTCCCTCCGTACGCGCAACCCCGACAAATGGAATCCGAAGGCGAAGATCGTCCACGAGTTCCAACTCGAAGACGGGGACCGGAAGCTCATCGAGCAACAGCAGGACTGGTTCAAGGGCCACATCAAGAAGCTCCCGGCCTCCACGGGGATTGCGTGACCCTGCGGACCACCGGCCGCCAGTTCGCCTGGCGGCTCCCGCCGACCCCGACCCACAAGGTCTATCGCCAGCTCGAAGCCGAGCTCGACCTCCTCTACGAGAGAGATCCGAAGCTCGCCCTCCTCCGCGAGGCGTACATCTGCCGGGTTGACTTCTTCTGGTTCACGAAGCGCTGTACGCCGCTCGGCGACTTCCGGATCGCAGATCCAGGGCATCCGATGAAGGGGCGTCTGTGGATCGAGCACCCTTGGCTCTTCGCTCGCATCCGCGAGGTCCAGAAGGCGATCGAGGCGCGGACGTCGTTCCTCCTCTTCTGGTGGGCTCGCCATCACTTCAAGTCGACCGTCATCACCGTCAACGGCACGGTCTGGATTCTCTATCGAGATCCGATGGAGACGATCGCCATCCCGACCCACAAGATCGACCAGGTCGGCGAGGGCTTCGTCGGCTCGGACATCGCGAAGGTCATGCAAGGCGACCGCCTCAAGCGGATCGCCCCGCAGTTTCGCGAACTCGCCGAATGCTCCGACACCCGGATCACGGTCAAGAGGAAGCACGGCCCCCGCGACCCCTCCGTCTCCGTCCACGGCATCAAGACCGCCATCCAGGGCATTCACCCTACCTGGATCCTGGTCGAGGACCCGGTCGGCATGGATACCGTCGAGTCGAAGCGCACGGCCCGAAGGGTCGACGTCATGCTCGACAACCTGGTCCCGCTCCGTGGCGGCAACACGCCGATCTGGTTCATCGGTACCCCCTACGGCCGGCGAGACCCGGTCGTCCAGCGAAAGGCGAAGGGCTATTTCGTTGGCGGCATCTCTTTCCACCCTTCTGGCCGCAAGGAACGCAAGCCAGTCCTCCGGACCCTCAAGTTTCTCGACGAGCAGTACCGCGCGATCCAGGACAAGGCGATCGCCGAGGCTCAGTTCGATCTCCTCATCCGCGACCCGCACCGGAAGAGCTTCCGCTTCGAGGACCTCCACTTCTATGTGGAGCCGCCGGAGCATTGGGCCGTAGGCTCGAACATCCACATGATCGTCGACTACGCCAAGGGCGGCGAGGAGAGCGACTACACCGTCATCCAGGTCGTCGCCATCCGCCCCGACCGGAAGCGCTACGTCCTCGATCTGGTCCGCGAGAAGATGGGCCAATCGGACACCCTTGACTGCCTCTTTGGACCCCCTTCTTGGGAGTCGGCCACCTCGGAGCGCCATGTCTGGAAGCCGAACGTGGCGGACGGCGGCCTCGTCGGGAAGTGGCAGAGCTTCTCCAAGGACCCGGCTCAGATCTGGTTCGAGACTGGCGGCGCCGATGCCTGGGTGTCGGGGGCGAAGCGCGAGCTTGCCCGCCTCCTCGCCGAGGGGAAGCGGAAATACCGCTGTCGCATCCGCGCCCTGGGGTCCGCGGAGCTGCCAAAGGGCGTCGCCTCAAAGACGAAGGTCTCCCGCATCCGCATCCTCGACCAGGAGTTCCGGAACGGCCTCATCTGGCTTCCGGCCCCGCCGGCCGACTGGCTCACCAGCTCACAGGACGCGATCGAGATGGTCAAGGTGAACGGCGCCTGGGTGGCCGCGGGCTCCGGCTTCGGCCACGGCAGCCACTACGGCCCCGGCCTCGAAGAGGACGAGCGCGACACCATCGTCCAGTTCCTCGATGACGAGTACCTCGACTGGAACGAGGCGGAGGGCGAGAAGCCCGATGCCGTCGACGACATGCTAGACACCTTCAGCTGGCATTCGCTCGATGAGCTGAAGCACCTCTTCGCCGGCCCGCCCGCCTGGGGCGGGGCGGGCGGGAAGTCCGGCGACTACAACGATCGCCACGGGAAGCTCCTCGCGATGAAGCAGAGGAAGCGCACGCAAGGCAAGGGGAGGCCGTCATGGCGAGTGGCGTAGAAACGACCAACCGGATGAGGATCTTCGCGGTCGATTGGTCCCCGTCGAAGTGGCGGACGAGGCTCTACGGAACGGAGCTGGTCCGGATCTTTATCAGGGGCGATGTGATTCATCGTGTCTGGGGGCCTGATGTCTGATCTGAGCCGTCTCCCGGGCGCCGGGGAGGATACCGACGAGCCGATTCACGGACAGGAGATGTCCGACGATGAGCTGGTCAACTTCTATCGGAATGCGCTCGACGACGCCGAGGCCGAGGAGGGGCCGGCCGTCCGCGAGGACGCCCGGCACTGGCGGCTCTACGCCGGGATCTCGGCCTCGGATGATGACCAGCAGTTCTACGCCGCCAACCCCGAGGTGGTCTCGACCGACGTCGCCATCTTCCAGGCGATCATGCACACCTTCCTCGGTTCCGAGATGTCCCAGAAGGTCGAGCCCGCCTTCTTCGGCGAGGATCTCGGTCCTGTCGACCAGGCGTGCGCCGACTGGATGACCAAGGTGGTGCGGAAGGTCTGGTCGGCCTGTGACGCCGACGTCCACGTCTGGGATGCGGTCCAGGACTGCGGGGTGACCGGCCGCGGCTACGCGATCGGCTTCATCGCGACGAACCAGCGCCCCGTCCGCCCGGTCATCAAGGCCCTCCAGACTTGGAGGGTGAAGCCGGACCCCGACGCAACGGAAATGAACTACGCCGATGCGGACTACTTCGTGATCCGCGAGCCCTCGATGCTCCTCGACAACGCCCTCGCCCTCTACCCAACCCACACGGAGGCGCTCAAGGAGCGCTCCCGCGCCGGCGGGAGCGCGATCCTCGATACGACTCCGATCCCTGGACCGCCCACTCCGGGCTCCGCCAGCCGCTCGCGCCGCCGGCACCGGAAGACGGTCGACATCGACACCCTTTACTACCGGAGCTCGCACTCCAGGACCTCCTTCATCGATCCGAAGACGGACGAGTACCGGAACGAGCCGACGGAGGAGTTCGAGTCCACCCGGGAACAGTACCAGCTCGAATACGAGCAGGAGCTGGAGGCCTACGCCGAGCGCTCCGCGATGGCCGTCTCCATGGGAATGGCCTCCGAGGAGCAGCCTCCGCAGCCGCCTACCTGGGACGAGGAGTCGGTCGATACCTATATCGGCCACTGCCACTACCAGGCGACCTTTGTCGCCTCGGCCGGTGGCCACAGCCGCGGCGCGGCCTACCTCCTCGACCGGAAGCGGATCGGCGTCGATCAGTTCCCCGTCAAGTCCGTCACCGGCCTGGTCTGGAAGAAGCCCGAGGAGGATCGCATCCGCTTCTTCGGCCTCGGCCGCGTCTGCTTCGATGTGATCCAGTACATGATGAAGGCTCTTCGGAGCTGGGTCGACACCGTCTCCCGCGCCAACAAGGGCGGCGGCCACGTCCCGGACTCGGCGACTCCGGAATGGATGGAGGAGTTCCGGACCAAGAACGCCATACCAGGCTACTGGCACCACACCCCGGCGCAGCTCATGCCGGGCGCGCCGGGCGGGATCGTGGCGAACACCAACGCCCAGATTCCCCCGGACTTCAAGGACATCTTTTTCTTCTGCCTCGACCTCCTGGGCCGGGTGACCGGGGTCAATGAGTGGCTCCAGGGCACCGGCCAGGGAGACAGGTCGAATGCCTACGTCGCGAACCTCCAGCAGACCGGCGCGGCGCGGCTCCTGCCGCTCCGCAAGCCGCGCATCCAGTTCGTCACGAACCTCGGGTCTCTGATGGCCGCCTACGTCATCCGGCACATGCCGGCCGGGGAGATCGACCGCATCCTGGGCGAGGTCGCCCCGATCGACGGAGTGACCGTGGAGGCGGATGAGCAGGGCTCGCAGGCCCCTCGGATGATCCTCGACCGGAAGACCGGCCAGATGGTGCCGGCGACCCCCGGCCGCCTCCTCAAGCAGATGGACCTTCTGGACTACGACATCCGGGCCGACGTCGGAGCGACGACCCCGAACCAGAGGTTCGCGATTGCCGACTGGTTCACGACCCATGGCATGGCGACTTCGATGATCAAGGAGATGGGTGTGAGCCCGAAGATCGTCGCCCGGATGGTCCTCAAGTACTCCCCCTTGCCCGAGGATGCCGCGCAGGACCTCCTCCGCCAGGCGGAGGAGGACTGGACCATGCAGGAGCAGCAACAGTCCGAGCAGGGGGCAATCCAGTATTTCCAGGGCCTGCCGCCTGAGCAGCAGGCTCAATTCTTCAACCAGCTCCAGCAGATGATGCTCGGCCCCGGCGCCGGAGCTATGGGGGAGGGGCAGGGAGACCAGGTCCAATGAATGCGAACCCGATCGAAGATTGCTCGTTTTGCGGCGGCCTGCACTACGGTTCTGCCTCCTGTCCATACAGGTGCAAGGGTTGCGGAGGAGATATTCGCCAAGGTCATAAGGACACTAGTGGCGGACTCGGTAGATCTTTCTCTTGTCCGGAGGTGAATCGTGGCTGATTTCGAAGTCGAGAGCGGAAGCGACCCGGGAGGTGGCGCGGAGGCCGAGATTTCCCGCGCAGAGAGCCGCCTAGAGGAAGCAGCGTCCAGGGCAGGGCTGGCGGAGGGGGGCGGAGCTGATCGGCCCGCAGAGGTCACGCCAGCGGCCGAAAAAACCACCCCGGAGCCGGCTCCGCGCGAGAGCTGGGAGACGGATCGGTGGGCGAGGGCGAATGATGCCTGGCGCACCGACCCGAATCTCACCTGGAAGCAGCGCAAGGAGATGGGGCGCCAGCGGGCCGCGGAGCGCAGGGCTCAGGAGCTGTTCGAGCAGAAGCTCGACGACCTCGGCAAGAAGATCGAGGGGATCGGCGCCCCCGGCAGGGGGGGCGCCGAGGAAGAGCCCGACTTCGACCTCGACCAGAAGGCCTGGTGGGAGAAGCAGGTTGCCGGCCTCAAGTCCTCCTTCGAGGAGCAGCTCGCCCCCCTCCGCGAGGCGAAGGCCGAGCGCGAGGAACACCTCCAGCGTGAGACCGAGTCGCGGGAGCGCGAGGAGCAGTTCGGGGAATGGGCCGCGGAGCGGGCGGAGTGGGTGCGGGAGGCTGAACGGGTCTACGTCGGCGGCGACGCCCGCCGGGCCGGCGAGTACAACTTCTACAAGGGGGTGATTGCGGACACCTGCTACCAGCAGGGCCGCATGCTCTTCGGTGATGGCCCGAAGGCGCAGGCTTTTGCCCGTTCCTCGATGCTCGCCATGACCGACCTCGCCGAACAGACCGGCACGAACCCGGCCGCGCTCGTCGAGATGCTCGGCCGGCAGCAGATGATGACCGCCCTCCAGTGGGCGCACCAGCTCGGCATCGTGCAGCCGGTCGAAGCGGGCGCCGCGGCCCCCCGGCCGGCGGCGACCCGTGTTCAGGAGCAGCGAGAATTCATCGCCTCTGCCGAAGAGGGGGGCGCCGCCCCGCCCCCAGCCGCCCGCACGAACGGCAAGGCCCCCCGAGACGGAAACTTTCTCTCCTTCATGACGAAGACCCTGTCCGAGAAGGGGCAGCGTCAGGGGATGATCGAGGTCCAGAAAGAGGGGGCCCGTCGCTGGGGATCGGACTGGCCGAAGGTGCAGCGGGGGCTTCTGGGTCAGATTCGGGACCTGGGGCGGCGGTCGGCGTAGCGGTCTCCGCGCGCATCAGATCGACACCGGCCGCACAGCCACAGTAGACTGTGTGGCCGGACCCTGAATCGCACAGGTCGTACTCCCACCCATCCCCACGGCAGCCCTCAAAGCTTCGACAAGCTGGACGAGACAATGGTTGACTCCCTTCTTGGTACCAGTGTATCCTGGTAACACGTAGCTTACCTGCCATGCGGCAGAGGCCCCGCGCCCCGGGCTCCTCCCTCCAAGGAAAACGGGCTCCCAGGCCACGCGCCTGAGGGGTACGGAGGCCCTCCCCGACAGCTCCGAGAACTGACGGAACCTCCCGGCCACGCGCCGGGAGACACGGAGAGAAGCCGCATGGCACCGACCGTTCCCGCATCCTCACAATGGGCGAGGGTGCTCAATTCCTACACAACCACCTGGGAGAGCGAGCTTCCTCAGCTCCTCTTCTTCCTCAGGGGGGATCGGAAGTCTCAGGCCCCCATCATCGAGATCGACGACGAAGGCGGCCGGCCCGGCCTGGAGCAGGAGTTCCTGTTCATGCGCCTGACCGACAACAACCCGGTCCCCAAGAGCCGCAACGAGCCGGTCATCGGCGTCGAGCGCTCGGCCCCGGAACCCCTGAAGTTCCGCATCCTCTGCGAGTACTGCTCCCCTTACGACTTCTACCTGACTCACGGCACCGGCGACCAGCAGCGCACGGAGCGCAACCTCGAAGACGAGCAGTGGAAGAACGCCAACGACTCGACGGCGGTATGGATGGAGCGGAGCTTCTACCGCCAGTTGGCCGGTGACACCCGCTACAATTCGGGGACGACCTTCACCGGCCTCTCCCACTACCCGGACCACAAGATGTCCGGGATGAACCAGGTGACGCACTATGACACCCGGCACATCGGCTTCGCCGACTCGGGTTCCGGGACCCCGCTCACCACGACTGCCGCCGTAGCCGCCGACAGCTCGGCGATCCTCTCGGACGTCGGGGTCGCACGCTTCATCGCCAAGCTCACCACCAAGCGCTTCGGCGTCAAGTGGCCCCTGACCAAGATGAACCTCGCCGCCTTCGGCTCCGGCTTCCTCTGCGTCACCACGCAGGAGGGGATCAACCAGATCAAGTTCTCGGACCCGGATTCGAAGTTCGAGAAGATCGACCTGGCCGAGATGGCCGGCGGGATGGGCTTCGACAACAGCGCCCTCTCGAAGACCACGGCAATCAAGTCGGTCAACGACGTCATCTACGTGGCGGCCGAGTGGCTGCCCCTCGCCGCGGACGGCGTCGCGGCCAACGCGACGACTCCGGCGACCGGCATCGTCGCCAACTGCCAGCCCAACATCATCCTCGGGAGCCATGCCGCGCTGCTCTGGTGGATGAAGGGCTACGAGAACGGCAACCACGTCGACTACACCTCGGACATGGAGCACGAGCGGGAGTCGATCAAGTACCACACCGGCCTCGGTTTCAAGCGCCTCCACATCGACGGCGAGAGCTTCGGCTCGGCCATCTATCACTCCTACACGGAAGCGACCACGGAGGCTTAAGCCATGGCTGCCGCAACCGCATACTCCAGCCTTTTCCAGGCCGACACCTCGAACACCCAGGGCTTCAGCCCGATCGCGTCGCGCCCCTACAAGCGCGACGCATTCTGGTCGGAGCAGGTCAGCTTGACCATCGCCGCGACCTCGGTCGACGACATCGGCGACCGGGTCGCCCTCATGGCTCTCCCGGGCGGCGGCTGGCTCAACCGCATCGAGCGCCTCCGCACGGCCGACCACGACACCGGTGGCCCCACCCTGAACATGGACCTCACCATGTGGTACTACGACGCCTTGGGCGCCGTGGCGGGCGAGGTCACCGTCTACGACGCCTCCGCTAACGCCCCTTTCTCCGCCGCGGTCACCGCGGTCGAGTCGATCATCCTGGGGACCGGCGGAGCCGGCCTCCAGGTCCCCAACCCGGGCGGCTGGGCCGTCCTCGGCTACAAGGTCCTGGCGGCGGCGACCACGCCGGCCGCCGGGGTCGACGAGTGGGTCGCCTACGGAGGTCCTGGCCGGTGATCAAGAGCCGCCATGGCGCATCGACCGATGTGCTCGCTGTAGGCGGGCGGGATGGCCTGCGAGAGCTCTTCGCGGGTCATCCAGTCGATCCCCATGGCGGCCCGCTGTACCTCCAGGGGAATCCTCCAGACACCTACCTCGACCGTACGCCGGAGGCTGTGACGGTTCGAGGCCGGCGGGAATCGCGGCGCCTGATCCTGGTGCCGACACGTCGGTTGGATGGCTTCGAAGCTGAGCTCGAAGAGGCGGTGGCGGCGAACGCTCAGATCGAACATCGATCCGCAGAGCATCAAGTTGCGGCGCAGCGGTGCTCCAGGGACGTTCTCGATGATCGTCAACGCGGGCAAACCAGCGAGGCGCTCCCGCACCGCCGGGATCAGGTTCTGGCACGGCGCGACATGGGATGGTCGTCGTTTGTAGGCCGTGAATGCCTGGCACGGAGGGCTCGCCCAGATGAGATCGTACCCTTCCAGTGGAAACTCCAGGGCGTCGGCTTGCACGAAGGTGTCCCCGCAGTAGTGGGGCTGCGGCCGGATGTCGACGCCGGTCACTTCGAAGCCTGCGCGGCGGAGGCCCTCCGAGGCTCCGCCAGCACAACAGAACAGATCCAGTGCTTTGAACATTCATCCTCCTTCTGGATGGTGAATTATGGCTGAGACGTTTACATCTTTGCATGATCTGCTCTATGCGCAGATTAGCGTGAAGACCTCGAAGACCTCGACGATCCTCAAGCAGTCGATCGTCGAGGCCCTCACCTTCCTCTCGAAGGAGAAGACCACATTCACCGAGGACGAGGCGAGCTTCACGACAGTCGCCAGCCAGGCGACCTACGACAGCACGACTACCGGATTTCCCAAGGACCTTCTGGAGGTCCGGCGGCTCTACTACAAGGTGGGGTCGCAGCCGATCGAGATCAACAAGGTCAGCATGGACGAGCTCCGCTTCTGGATGGACGAGGTCTCGACGATGTACCCGCGGGGCCGCTCCTGGCACGACCGCAAGCTCTACCTCGGGCCGCCGCCGAACAGCGCCCTCGTCCTCTACCTCGACTACACGAAGGACGCCCGCCGGAACACGGCGGACGGGGTCCTCATCACGACAGCCTCGACGACCCAGACCAACGACTGGTTCGACGCCGGCCTCGAAGCCCTGAAGCACAAGACCCTGGAGATCTTCTACAAGACCCCGCTCTTCCAGGACCAGGGCCGCGCCGGCTTTGCCAAGGTCTCGGGAGACGAGGCTCTCTTCTCTCTCTTCGAGGAGCGCCGGCAGCACGTCAAGCCCTCCGGCCAGGCCCGCGCGGCCTGGACGGGCGTGGAAGGCAACGAAACCGACGACCGGCGCCTCTGGGGCAACCGGTACTGGACGCACGAGTAGGAGGGTAGAATGGCTGCTGAGATCGTTGCGATCAACCGGAGGACGCAGGCCGACACTCCTCCGGTTTCGAAGTACAACCAGGTCGTCGACCTGAACACGGCCCCTGGGACGGCCGGTGCCTTCACGGTACCGACCGGAGTCAACCACATTCGGGTCAAGTACTCCGCCGGCCTCCTCTACGTGAACGCCTCCGGAACGACCGCCGCCGCTCCCAGCGCGGCGGTCACGAACGGCACGGCGGCCGAGCCTGTCATGCAGGGTGAGAGCTTCTCGGTTGCCCCGGGGCAGGTGCTCTCGTTCTTCAACGCGACCGCCTGCTGGGTGATTGTCTCCTGCCGAAAGGCGGCGATCTCGTGAGGTTCTTCTGGGGCGGCGAGACGCCACCTGGCCTCGCCGGTGGGGGCAGCGGGAGCGGCATCGGCGGCTCGACGGGCTCGACCGACAATGCCATTCTCCGCGCAGATGGGACTGGCGGCGCGACAGTGCAAGCGACAGGCGTCTTGATCGACGATGCGAACGCCCTCTCTGGTGCTCTCAGGGCGCGTCGGGCGGGCGCCGGTGGCATCACCCTCGCCGCCGCGGATATTGGCAGGACTGTCTCGATCATTGTGGGCGGCGGCAGTGATGAAGTCACCCTGCCGGCTGCTCCGGCTCCCGGGGCTTGGTACGCCTTCGTCATTCTGGGGACCGACGAGCTGACTGTTCAGGCCCAGGGATCGCACGTCATCTACGCCGGCAGCGTCGCTTCGTTGGCTGGTGGCATAGTCAAGTCATCAACCAAGGGCAGCTATATCGTCCTGGAATACGTCAACACAAATATGTGGGCAGCTTCAACTCAGACCGGTACATGGGTAACGGTTTGATGCTTTTGATCCTGGAGAATCCATGCCTCTGACCTTCATCGACTTTGGTACCCTTCAGTGGGGGGCCGGCGAGCACGGAGACGGACTGGCGCTGGCCGAGAACGTCGTTCCGGCCTATGGCGTCAAGCGCCCCCTGGAAGGGGGGCTCAAGTCCGGCGCGAACACGGTCGCCGACTCGGCCCTCAATTCGGTCTACGCCCACATCTGGCCCGCGAACCCTTCGGCAGCTTCCTATGTTGGCGATGAGTCAACCGAGCTGCACAGCTCGAAGACGAACATCTATGTCTACAACCGGACAGCGAACACCTGGACCTCGATCCGCAGCGGGCTCGCCGCGGCTGGCGAGCCGCCCGCCGGCCGGTGGGCGTCGTTCGGAAACGACGTCTGGTACACGAACCGGATCGACAACCTCCAGGTCCGCGCCGGCAACACCGGGAGCTTCGTCGACGGTACGACGACCTCGACTTTCAAGCCGATCGCGCGGGACATCTGCGTCGTCAAGAACTACATGATGGCCTTCGACCTCGCAAACGCCACCTTTGGCCCCGATGCCTACGCCTGGAGCGTACCGGGAAACCCGGCGGTCTGGGACGCCGCCGCGTCGGGCGGCGGCGGCACCGGCTTCATCCGGAGCCGCCCGGGCCAGATCATGCGGGCAGTGGGTGGCGAGTTCGCCAGGGTCTTGAAGCGTGGTTCGATGCATGCCCTCCAGTTCACCGGTGACGTCACCGGTACGAACGGCGGCACCTGGAGGGAGGATGTCCTGGCCGACAACGTCGGCACCAACTGGCCCTCCTCGGTCGTCCGCGGGGACCAGGGAGCGATCTACTTCCTCGGCCAGGACTACTACTTCTACAAGCAGGTAGGAATGAACCCGCCGGAGCGGATCAGCCCCTATGCCATCTCGGCCTGGCTGGCAGATGTCGACTTCTCGCCCGGCGCCGTCAACCGCTCGGTCCCCTCGACGATGACCGAGGAGGATCTCTGGGTGCAGGGCACCTACCACCCCCAGACCGGAGTTGTTTTCTGGGCCTATCGTGGCCTCTCGGACGGCGTCGCGACGAAGACCAGGGGCATCTTCTACTCGACCGTGACCGGCGAGTTCACGACCTGGAATGGCGTCGGCGAGGCCGGCACGACGACCTCGGTCTGCACCCTGGGAAGCTTGCCGACTCCGTCGACGACCGAGACCCTTGCCGGGATCGTCGCGACGACCCAGGCCGGGACCAGCTCCTACCGCTTCACCTTCTCCCGGTCGGTCGTCTTCACCGCCCGGCTCGTCACTCGGCAGCAGGCCCTCGCTCTCACGCAGCAGGAGGCCCCCGTCGCTGCCCCCGTGAGGATCACCGGAGCGATCCCTCTCGTTTCGACCGAGGTCGGCTTCACGGGCGTTCCGGCCCCTGGTTCCTATGAGCCTCTGCCGGCGGCTCTGAGCGTCACTGTCACGACCTCAAATGATCCGAACTTCAAGACCGTCATGAGCGGAGCGACGATCGTCAACCCGCGCCAGGAGACGGCGACGTTCGTCAGTAATGCCGATGAGGACACCTCTCTCTTCCCCTTCGTCGAGAGTCAGGGAGCCTGGCAGTACTTCGAGCTCCAGCTTCCGAACACCGCCGGAACCGAGCTGCGGGCAATGCCGGGACTCTGGATCGCATGGGAGGTTGTACCGTGAGTGCCGGCCGCTTCCGCCTTCTCGGGAAGCTCTTCGATCTTTCCCAGGTACAGTCCTGGTGGGATCACAATTTCCGGCAGGCGGAAAGGGACATCCAGAACCTGGAGACCGGGGCGACCGGGGGCGCCGTCCTTCAGGCCGGCCGCTCCGGCGGCCAGGCCATCGTCTCGACGACCTTGAACGACCAGCGGCTCGGGGTCGGAGCCTCCCCGACGCAGCCCCTCGACGTCCACGTCGACCAGAACGCCGCGACGATCGCCGTGGTCCAGAACGTCTCGACCGGTACCAGCGCCGACGCCCGTCTCCGCGTGGCGGCGAACGTAGGCCGCGCCGAGCTGATCGTCTTCGGCTCGGCCTACTCGGCCGCCACGATCTTCGGCTTCACCCCGGCCTCCTGGAGCTTCTGTGGCACGGCCCTCGGAAGCGGCCTCGCGGTGGGGACCTTGAACAGCACCCCCCTCGTCCTCGGCACGAACAACGTCGAGGCGGCCCGCTACGACACCTCCGGGAACCACATCCTTGCCCGGACCGGGGCGGGCCTCCGGATCAAAGAGGGGGCGAACGCCCGCATGGGCGTGGGGGTGATGGCGGCAGGCCTCCTGGTGGTGGCCAACACGAGCGTGACGGCCAACACCAGGGTGTATGCATTTTCAAACGCCGTGGGGGTTGTCGGCGCCCTCGCCAACACGGCCCGGGTTGTCGGTACCTCCTTCACCATCACGAGCGCCGTCGCGGCCGATGCCGGCAACGTCGCCTGGATTCTCTACGAGCCGAGTTGAGGAGAGAGCTTGATCGATTCGGTGCAGCACCCCTCGAACGATCGGCCCGGCGACGAAGCCGGCATAGGGGTCCAGATCGCTGGCGACTGTGCGAAGCACCGCCTCCAGCGTGCCGACGCGAAGAGCCAGATCATCCTTGAGGGAGCAGATCACCTCGGCGCTGGCCTCGACGCTGTGATTCCTTGTCTCCAGCTCCTCGATCCGTTCCTCGGCGACCATCTTCGACCCCTGATGGGCCATGATCTCTCCGGCCAGTTGAAACTCCAGGTCCCTCACCCGGTTCGCCAGGCGGAGGATCTCGGCGTTGACCAGCGCTCCGTAAGAACCGGAGAGGACGACAGTCGGATAGGGAGGGTTTTCACCCAGGGGGCCATACAGCAGGGGGCCATGTTCGTTGGCTGTGAAGTCGTAAAGTCCCCCGCTCCAAGAGTGGGACTTCAGCTTGCCTGCGCCGCCAACCCCTTCGACTTCTGGCCTCTCATCGAGAGGGGCCTCGCCGAGTGGAGCAGGACCAGCGACGCCCTGATCGACGGCGCCCCCGTCGAGGGGGCGCTCGATCTCTTCCGGAGCGGCCTCGGGAGCGGGCTGCTGGATCTCTTTCTTGGTGTCCCTCATGGCGCGCCGGAGAAGCCGAGAGAAATCTTTGAGCGCCTTGTCCTCCCAGCCCTCCCGGTAGAAGAGGCGGGCCAGGTGCCGCAGCCTGATGTTGGCCGTCACCCCGTCGAGAATGTCGAGCAGGTCTCCAGCGAGACCCTCCGTCGCTTCGCTCCACCCCTGTTCGATGTCGTCTCTGTCTTTCATGACTACCTCCAGGGCCACCTCTTATGGGTGGCCCCTGAATATCGAGGCCGTGGCCTCGTGGGTCAGTACTTCGACGCCGCCCTCGCGGTCGCGAGGCGGCACGGCTTGAATGGCTTCATGTTCCTCTCGACGCTCCCCTTCTGGGAGCGGCGGGCGCCTCGCTACGGCTTCGAGGCCCGCGGCTGCATCCGGCAGCCGAGCGGGCCTGATGTGATCGGCTGGTTCCGGGAGGTGTGCTGATGGCCTGGCTCGCGGCAATCGCAGGCGCCTACATATCGAAGAAGGGCGCTGACGACGCCAACAAGCAGAACGCCAAGGGTGGCTGGACGGACGTGACGACCACGACCTCCCCCTCCGACCAGTCCGCCGGATACCGGAATTGGGCGATGCAGCAGGCATACGGCATCCTCAATCCGAACGATCCAACGCCGGCCTGGAAGGGACCCTATAACAACGGCAGTCCCGGCAACCGGCCAGGCGAGGGGCCGGCCGGGAGTGGCGGTCCGAATCCGGGCGGCAATCCCGACCCGAACGTCGTCTACACGAACGGCAAGACCGTCATCCCGAAGCCCACCGGCAAGGGCGGGAAGGGGGGCAAGAAACCCACCGATCCGCTCAAGCCAGGGAAGCCAGGCCAGGCCCCGGACGGGAAGTGGACAGGGCAATCTGACCAAACCAGGACCGTCGTCGATGCCGCCGTCAAGCAGGCTCAGAAGGGCAACCCCCTCTACGGCGAGGCCGAGGACTTCATCTCGGACACCCTGGCCGGCCAAGACAGGAACGGCTACAGGACCGAGACGGCCGACATGGTCCGCGGGATGGATGATCCGGACATCCGCCGCCTGAAGGACATGCTCTTCGCGGACGTCGAGGGCGCCCGGCCGCGCGGTGGCGCCGCCACAGGCGGCGGCCCCAAGGTCCACTACGGCACGGTCAACTCGGCCTACGCCTCGAATCCGACCTACACCCCCAGCCCCACCGAGGGGCCGGTCGGCGTCGTCGACGACATCAAGGCTCTCCTCGCCGGTCAGGGCGCCCCCCAGAACGTCAAGGACGCCATCGCCCGCAGGAACGAGGAAGAGTGGAACAAGCGGATCGCCGACAAGATGGGGCTCTACGTCGGTAACGGCAACATGGGCTCGTCCAACTGGACGCAGGCCCTGGGGGACGTGAACACCACCTCGGCCCGCGAGCTCGGCGACTCGCTCGCGATGGCGGACTACGGTCTCTACCAACACGGCCTCGACCTGGGGACCGGCTACGACACCGCCTACCTCGACAGGAACAGCCGCGAGAAGATCGCATCCGAGGACCGGGCACAGTCGGCCGCCAACTCCTCGAACGCCGCCGGGGCCTCGGCCGCGGCCCTCAGGGGCCAGATGGACCTCGCCCGCCTGGACGCCCTTCAGAACGCGGTCGGCATGGGACAGCGCCAGAATGAATTCAGGTCCTCGGCCATGGGCTCCCTCGCCGACCTCTACGGCCAGGACCAGCGTTTCGCTCTGGGCGCCACCCCTGACATCACCGGCCTCAGCATGCGCGACTGGACAGCGGCCGGCCAGCTCTCTCTCGGTTCCGACCAGAACCGCAACAGCTTCGACATCGGGAAGAGGAACGCCGACGCCGCGAGGGCCGGGGTCAACGCGACCAACCAGCGCCTCGCCTTCGACCAGCAGCGCTACCAGCACGACGTCCCCTTCATGGACCTGTCGCGCTACATGGACATCGTCAACGCCTCCGACCGCGGCGGGACGAGCCGGACTTTCGGGCAGACCCCCTCAGGCCTCGGCTCGATCAACTCCGGAGCCGCGGCGGTCGGCGGGGCCGCCGCCGGCTGGAGTCTCGGCAACGCCTACCAGCAGACCTACGGAAAGGGATGAGCCGTGGCGTTCCCGGGATTCAACTTCTACGGCGGCGACTTCGGGCTCGACACCTACGGCGGCGAGGAGGGCGGCTTCTCGGCCTTTGGCAACCCGCCAGAAGACTGGATGCCGGACCTCTCGGGCGCCACCCTGCCGCCCCAGCCGCAGCGAGCTCAACTCTCGGCCGATGACCTCTACCAAGGGCAGCCAGAGGCGCCACCGACGATCGCCATGCCGACGCCCGCCCAGATGGCGGACTTGACGCCGGAGCAGCGCCAGCAGCTCCGGGCGGACATCATCCTTCAGGTCGGGATGGCATTCTCCCAGGGCGCCAACAGCCGCGGTCCCGGGATCGCCGTCTCCCTCGGGGAGGCGGCCCAGAACGTCCAGGGCGGCAGGGAGCAGATGCTCGCCCAGGAGACCGCCCGCCGGGAGGCGGACTGGCAGGCGCAGATCGCCGAGGCGACCGCCCGCCAGCAGCAGGCCCAGGCCGAGGCCCAGGGCGTTAAGGAGCGCCAGGCGGCCAACTCTCTGGCCGGGATGGCGAACAAGGTCGCCGAGGCGGAGCCCGCCCTCGCGGACCTCGCCGACACCTACGCTCGCATGGGGCAGATGGATGACCTCGCCTCCCTCTACCAGAAGCTCCCCGACTACGCCGCGGCGAGAGCTGCCGGCTTCGACCCCCTGGCTCAGCCGGACTGGCGCAAGGTCGTCGCCGACCGCGAGGCGCAGGCCCAGAAGGAGGCCGAAGAGGAGGCGCAGAGGGCTGCCGACTTCGAGGACTGGAAGCGGAAGCAGGAGATCGAGCGCCAAGGGAACCGGGAGGATCTGAAGTGGCGCGCCGGCAACGGGTATCTTTTCGCCCCCAGCGGCCCTGAGAGGCCGGAGCGCCCGCAGACCATAGAGACGCCTACGGGCGTCTTCGAGCGCGGCCCAGAGGGGCAGTGGACGCCAGCCAGCGGCATCCCTGCCTCGGCCTACCCCACCAAGCCCCAGCAGGAAGAGAAGAAGCCCCCGATGCGGATCATCGAACAGGGGGACGGGATCTCTACCAAGAAGTACTACGAGGACACCGAGAAGGGGGTTCTCTGGCCCGTCTTCCCGGACGAGAACGGCAACCGGACCCCGATCCCGCTGCCCAACTGGAAGCCGCCCGGAGCGCGGAAGCAGGCCAACCTTGACCGTCCTCGTGAGGCCCCGACCGCCGGCCCGGACGTCCGCCCCGCCGCCTCAAGCGGCGAGGGCGGGAAGGCCCAGGTGAGACCTAACCCGGAGCAGGTCGACCGGAAGCTCTCCCTCGTCCGCCAGAGCTTCGGCTCCCTCACTCCGGAGCAGGAGACGTTTGTCCGTCAGGAGCTTCAGAAAGGGATGACGGCGCAGTCGATCCTGGCCCGCATCCGGATGGCGGCGCAGGGAGGAGCCCGTGCTTGAGCAGCTCCTGGGCGAAGTCCGTCGCCAGCCAGACCCGGTCCCCTTGAAAGACCTCAAATTCAAGGAAGGCCCCCCGATGGACGGGGTTGTCCGGGTCGTACTCCGTCCAGAAGATCAATTCCGCTTTCTCCAGAAGGACCTCGATGTCCGGCCCCTCCAGGGTACCGGAGGCGGCCTCGAGGAGGCCCTTCGCCAGGATGCGAAGCGCCTCGCGATAGATGCCGGCCAGGGCGGAGACCGCCGCATACTGCGCCCTCGCGACCCCCACCTCGGCCGCAAGCTCGACCTCCTTGGTCGAGCGGATCGGTCGATCAAATTCCGGGACGGGAACGTTCCTTCCGAATCTCATCTCTTCCTCCATGCCTGACCGGTACCAGACTCTCTTCGGGGCGAGCCGGCCAGCTCTCGACCCCGCCCTCGCCGGCCCGGAATGGGTCCAGGAGGGAATCTTTCTCGTCAACACGAGGACCGGTGAGCGCCGCCTGAAGCAGGTCCCGGGCGGCCAGCGTGCCACGACCGCCGTGCCGGTCCCTAACACCTCTCTTCCCGCCATCGCCAAGGACGCCCTCGGCCTCGCCGGGGCGACGGCGGCCGACGTCAACGTCGGCACCGCCCGCCTCCCGAGCTTGGTGCTCAATGCGACCGCCGACACCCTGAAGAGGGGGGCGGGGAATCTCGACCCGAAAGGGCGGCAGAAGAAGAGCGAGCGGGCGGATGCCTATATGCAGCTCTTCGGCAACCCCTCGATGGCTGAGGCCATCCAGGACAGCCATGAGGCGCGGCTCCTGAAGCTTGATCCCCTGGCCCCGGTCGCTGATACGACCCGCCGCTGGACGGAGGAGGCGAGGGGACGCCTCGCCGAGGCCACGCTGGATCTCCCGACCCCGGTTGCCGTAGGCGTCCATCAGGCCGCCACCATGGCCGGCATGCTGGTTGATCCAACCCTCGCTGGGGGCGGCAAGGCGCCCCGCGCTCTCTCCGAGGCCGCCCAGGAGGCGGCGATCGCGGCTGGTAAGCGGCCAGGTCTTGGAGCTCGCGCCGAGGCCGCCCTCCAGAAGGGCTACGGGAAGCTCCAGGACCTCGACGAGGCAGACGCTCTCCTGCGCGACAACCTGAACCGTTACCCCGGCTACCGCAAGGCGTACTACGAGGATCGCCTGGACAAGGTGGAATTGGGCCTACAGCGGCTCAAGGAGACCGAGGATGCAGCGCCCACCCCACCCTACCTCCAGCAGGGAGATCGTGCGTCACAGGCCCCGCCAGCGGTCAATCCCGGCCTGCGGCTGCGCAACGTCGGCGGCCTTGGCCCGGAGGAGGCCCTTCGCCGCCTGGCGAGGGAGGTGCCGGCAGGGCCGATCTCGGTCGAGGACCTCCCCTTCGAGCTGCGTGATCTGCCTCTCACCAGGTGGCAACTCGGCAAGCCTGATCAGGGAGCGGTGAAGGGAATTAGGTTCTATGCGGTCGGTGACCAGACCGCCTATGCGCGGCACCTCACCGGCCTCGGTGGTAATAACCTGGCCGCCGAGACATTTACGCCCGCGAATCCACTCGTCCTCAACAAGAGCGCCTCCAAGTCAGCCAAGGCAATGGGGCTCGTCCCGCCGGAGGCTCCGTTCAACAAGGCGGAGGAGGCGCTGGTCAAATGGGCCAACGGCAAGGGGTACGATTCGCTCGTCCTGGTGGCGGAGGGGGATATTCAGGTCGCGAAGCTCTCGCGCGCCAAGTCCGGCACGCCTCGAAGCTCTCCGTACCTCGACCTCTACGCCAGGACCTTCAAAGATTGGCGAGGCTTGTTATCCCCCGAAGAAATCGAGACCGCGGAGCGGGTTGGGCGTCGACACGCGACTCGACGTCAGTCGGCCGCCAGTATCACCGATGACGCCGGCATCAGCATGGCGCAGCAGAAGCTTCTCGGGAAGACCCTGCATCGTTACGGAATCGGTTCAGTAGAGGGTAAACCAAATCAATGGATTGACGACGCACTGGCCAAGATTCCTGATGACGGTTCCCCCGAGTCCATCATGGCCCGCGGTTACCTCAAGGAGCACCGAAGGACCGGCGGATTCCGCGGCCTGGAGGCCGCCCCCTCAGGCCCGGAGGCCCTGGGGGCGGCGGCATCACCTCCTCTCAGTGGTCAGGTTGCGGAATCACTCGACGGCCTTCGGCCGTCATCAGCAGCATCACCTCCTCTCGGATTGAGCCGCACCTCTAGGGATGAAGCCTTGGCAGGCTCTCCTTTACTGCGCGCGGCAGAGTTAAATGGTGATGACTTGATCCTGTCTTTCGAGAGGAACAAGGGAACAGTGACGGCGTCCGACATAGCCAGCATGTTTCCTGGTCATCAAGTCTCGGCGACAGGAGCAAACTTTACCTTCAGGCCCGAGCTTCAACGGGTCCGCGTAACCTTCCATCATCCCGATGGTGCAATAGCAAACGCAGTAGTCGCCGAAGAAGCGCTCGCTAATATGGGTGGTCCATTCGACACCCTAAAAGAAGGCGCTCCCCTTCCATTTCTCGACTCAACGAAGGTAATTGACGGAGTATCTTCTGGGCTCGGAGGACCGCCCCTCGCCGAGGCGCCGCTGGCGTTGCCTCCTCTCGGGCCTCGCCCAGGATCGAACGAGGCAGGGTTCATCAAGCTCCGCCCGGATCCCCTGCCGCCCGCTGACGCGGCAGCGAAAGAGGCGGCCTGGCACATGCGGAAGGAGTACGCAGCGACTGAGCGCCTCGGCCGCTACCGCGCCGGCGCCAGGGCGGAGGAGCTTCAGAAGCTCATCCCGAAAGAGACCGACGAGGCCCTGACCTGGATGTTCCACGAGCTGGGAGATCCGAGGTCCTACGCGAACCGGCCGGCCAAGGTGGCGGCCCGGATCGCCAAGAGGCCCGGCGCCAAGCGGCGGGTGGTCGAGCAGATCTTCGCTGACCCGAACGCCGAGTCCGCCCTTCAGGAGGTCGCCTCCTGGCGCGAGCAGACAAAGCAGATGTGGGACGATCTCTCCGACATGTGGGACCTGGGGTTCGTCAAGAACTACATGCACATGACCTACGTGCCGCCGAAGGGGGTGAAGACGGTCAATCCTCTGTCCTTCGGCTCGGTGGGCGCTACGCCGGGACTCACCCGTTCCCGGACGTTCCTGAATCCCTCCGAGGCGATGGCCGCCGGCTGGACGCCCAGGACGCTCCGCTTCTCGCAGCTCCGGGCCGAGACCGAGAAGGTCTTCGCCCATGCCCAGGCGATCCGCGGCCTGGTCGACGACCTTGCGACCATGCCCCTCCTTCAGGACAGCAGGCCGGCTCTGACCTATGCCACGATGGGGAAGCAGCCGAAGGGGTACGTCCGGGTCTCCGGCGTGCCGGTCCTGGAGAAGGCCGCCCAGCGCTCAGCGACCAGCTCTCGCGCCCTCCCCGAGGCTGTCCGCCATGCAGAACTTCTCCAGGCCGAGAGCCGCCGGGCCGCCGAGACGGCCGGCGGCTTCTACCGCTACACCCCGGAGGGTGGGACGGCTCCCTCCGTCATCGAGCAGCCGTCGCTCCCGGGGACCGAGGGGCTCGGTCCGAAGACCTTCCGGCCGCCGCGGACTCCGACGACCCCGGGGGACCTCTGGATCCACCCCAAGATCTGGGAGGAGCTGAAGCCGGTCTTAGACGTCGCCGAGCCGCTCAAGATCGACCGCCTCCTGGGGACCGTTAAGCGGATCAAGTTCCTCGGCTCGATCTTCCACCCCTTCGAGCTCGGCCTCGCCGCCATGCAGTCAATGGGGCCGGTCAAAGGAGCGAAGGCATGGGCCTCGAGAGGCGGCGGCATACCGGGCCTCGCGCAGCTCGCCGAGCGCCGCGGCTGGGCGAGTCCCTTCACTCGTGAGGTCGCCGAGAAGTGGGTCCGCAGGGGCCTCGGAGTGGAGGCGCCATCGGCCGACATGATGACCGACTCCTTCCAGCGGGCCATGGTCGATTGGGAGGACATGATGACCCGCGCCGCCGGCAAGGCGGGCGCGGTCGCGAGGGCAGCGGGGGCCGCCGGGAAGGGCCTCCGCGCCACCGCCGCCTATTACGACGAAGCGATCTGGAAGATTCTCCACAGCCCGATCAAGATCGCGGCGGCTGAGCAGTGGGAGGCGCAGCTCATGGCGGCCAGGAACGGCGATCGCGGAGCGCTCGGAGTGGCGAATCGTTTTTTGACCGACCGCACCAGGGCGCGTCTCGCCGCGATGACCGACGAGGAGATCGGCGAAGCCGTCGCCTCCGGCATCAACAACCACTTCGGCGGTCAGGTCTGGGAGCTGAGCAGGAACCGGCTGTTCTCGGACCCGCGAGCCTTGAAGTGGATGCGGCGCATCTTCCTCTCCCCAGACTGGAACGTCTCGGCCATCAGCTCGGGGCTCTCCCCCCTCTCCTCCGATCCGGTTCATCGGGTCATCGGCCGTACCTACTGGACGAACATCACGGCGCTCGCCGCCGGCTTCTCGGTCCTCAACTACTCCCTGACTGCCGGCTCGGAGCAGGGACCGCACTTCCCGTGGGAGAACGAAGAGGGCCACAAGATGGACCTGGAGACCCCTTTCAGGACCGACAAGGGAAGGAAGATCTTCTACCGCATCGGGAAGCATGCCCAGGAGCTGCCTCACTTCGCCTGGGGGACGCCGGGGGCGCAGCAGATGAAGTTCCTGGCCGGCAAGACCAGCCCCTGGGTGGGGGCGGCAGCCGGCCTCATGGGGAAGTCGGTCACCGAGTTCCCCTCGCCCTATGAGGAGCTGGTCAGGGAGCGCGAGAAGACCGGTGAGGTGCCGGGACCGGTCGAGGACATCGCCTCTCGCCTGGAGCCCACGGCCGAGATGGCCCTCCCCTTCTCCCTCCAGGACGCCGAGGACCCGGGTGACGTCCTCCGGAAGCTCCTCATCTCGATCCCGGAGTCGAAGGGGATGTCGACCTACAAGGCCGAGAACCTCTTCGCCCAGGCTCTCTACGAAAATGACTCGCCCCGTCAGACGGAGATCATCCAGATCCTCCGCCAGAACGGCTACGACGACGAAGCCATCGGCTTCATGATCCAGGGCGCCAAGCGCAAGGCGAAGCGCCGGTTGAGGGCAGGAAGATGAGGCCGGAGGTTTAAATGACAGGAAGAGAACTGGTCATTCCAATCACGTTGGCGATCTCCATAGGTGGGAGCGCCGTTCTCATCGCCAATTCGAACGGCCGGCAAGCCCAGGCCCTCCTGACCGTGCAGAACACGCTTGCCGAGATCAGGGGCGACCTCAAGGAGAACGAGCAGAACTATCGTGGAACCATCAAGACGCTGGCTGACTTGAACGCACGCCTGTCCGTTATAGAGAAGGCGTCCGATACACAAAATGGAATCAATATCCGGGTGCTCGGTCACCTGGAAAAGAGAGGAGATTGACATGCCGGGAGGAGCTTGTTGTGTTCTCGGTGTTTGTTGCCCCCCTGATCGCCAGGCTGCGGCCCTCGCCGAGCATCTGGGCGTCCCGCTCGAAGCCGCCCAGGCGATCGCCGGCACCACGAAGGGCGCTGGCTACCTCCTCATCCCCCGCACCCTCCCAGAGGCTATGCCGAATGGAGACACCAAAAGAGACGCCGCCTTCGCTGAGGCCGCAAGGCAGCGCCTGGAGCGCCTGAACCGGTACGCCAAGGCCGAGATGAAGGCGATCCTCATCGATCTCGGACATCCGGTCGAGGCAAGCAAATGAAGAAGAACGCAATCATGCTCGGGAGCCTGCTCCTCCTCACGGCTGGGTGTGTCCACGAGCTTCCGCGCTCCTCGCCCTCGCCCTCGCCCGACCTTCGGCAGGTCGAAGCGGCGATGATCGGTGCTGGCCTCTCCGGCACGCTGGATGCCTCCGGCTATCGCCCGCCTGCCGGCGCCACGGTCTATTGGCGGACCTTCACAGGCGCCGACATCCAGCGGCACCTGAATCCAGCGGTCGAGTGGAGCGGCTCAAACGCCGACGACCTCGGATACCTCGGCCGCTATGCCGAGGGCCGGCGCGACGTTCTGGGGCGCTACATCGCCAGTCAGGGGGTCGAGACGAAGGGTGGGGCCGCCTACTCGATCCTCGCTGCCCTCTTCGTGGACGCCGGTATCTCGCGCGTTCCGACCGACGAAGAGGTCCTCGACTTCGGCATCGTTCATGGAGCCGTCCGGCAGCTCGGGTGCCAGGACTTCCTCCGGCTCGTCGGCCGGGCGGATCCCGACTGCAAGGACGTTCCGCGGGGCACCAACATCCGCCTCCAGCCGATCGACCCGCCGGGATGCTGCAAGACCTCCTTGCCCTGCCAGGTCGAGCAGGCCGGCCGGAAGCTCGGTGAGGCCTGGGCCGAGCCCGTACTCACGCCGCAAGGTGGGAGGAAGGGTTGCACGCTCATCAACATCCTGGACGAGGAACCACCTCCTCCACCACCTCCACCGCCGCCACCGCCGACATGCCCGTGCCCCTGCCCCGACAGCAAGGACGGCGACAGGAGAGAGTAAATGCCCTGGGACGTCACGACCCTCAAGGAGCATATCGAGAAGGTCCTGGCTGAAATGGACCGCCGATACGAGGAGCGCTTCGGCGCCTCCGAGAGGGCTCGTGATGCCGCCCTGGCATCCCAGGACAAGCTCGTCGCCGCGGCCTTTGCCGCCGCGGAGAAGTCCGGGGCTAAGTCAGAGGAGTCGGCGACCGCTCGCCTCGACCAGCACAACCAGCTCCAGACCAAGATGGACCGGCAGGCCGCGACCTTCGCGGAGAAGGAATGGGTCCTTGCCGGCAGGGATGCCCTGGAGCGCGAGCTGCGGGCGCTCGCCGAGCGAGTCGCCCGCTTCGAGAATCGGGAGGAGGGGATCTCGAAGACGACCAAGATCATCGTCGGCGCAATCGGCCTCCTCGCTACCATCGTCGGACTCTACTTCGCATTCAACCGACCATGAGAACGCCCTTTAGGGCGAGCCGCCTTGAGCGGCTCGCCATCCTCGATCAGGCGGGCGATGACAAAGAGGGTTGCTTTCGTGTCTTCGTCGATTCCCGTGGCACCAGCGCGAGACACCAGCCACTCGACGATCAGTCGCTGCCGCTCCCAGGCAGCGGCCTCTTTGGCGTTCTTCAGGCGCATCTCGTTTGCCTCGGCCAGCTCCAGGGCTGTAGGACGAGGGGGTTCCATGCGGAGCAGGGTGCGAAAGAATCCCATGAGTTATCCCTCCTTCGGGCAGATGCGATTGATCTCGTCGACGATGCGCCGAGAGTTGTAAAGGCCCGCGTCCCGCGGATCGATGTCGCCGACCAGCCAGTCGTACAGCTCCCGCCGAATGCTGGCTCGCTCCGCCGCAAGAGCCTTGTTGACGATTCGCATGACGTGCTCACCGACGATCGGCGACGGCGCATCGTCGACCGCCGCCTCGATGACAGCTTCAAGGTCCAGGTCTTCCATCAGAAAAACTTCCATGTCACTCCTTTCCGCCGGAGCACTCCTGCCCCGGCGCCATTGCCATGTTGATGGCGGAAAGATTTAGCTATGTCTAACGAACAGACCAGTAACCGGAAGTCCGGCGTCCAGGTCAAGAAGCTTCGCATCGGATCGAAGGGCTCGCCGGGAACCGGCGCCCTCCTCGAAGCCGACAGCTCTGGCAACTTCATCGTCAACGGAGTCACCCTCACCGCGGCAGAGCTCGGCAAGATTGACGGCCTGACCGGCTTCATCCCGCAGGCCCAGATGGTGTCCTTCACCGAGACGACCGGGGCCGGCACCTACACCGGCTCCGTCACCGTCCCGGCCGGGGCGCTCATCACTGACATCAAGTTCTGGTCGACCGTCCTCTGGACGGCAACCACCTCGGCCACCCTGAAGGTGGGGGACGCTACCGATGACGACGGTTGGTTCATCGGGATCGATCTGAAGGCCACCGACCTCCTGGTCGGCGAGGAGCTGAACTTCGCCCAGACCGGAGGGAAGCCGGGAGCCTACCTCTCGACCACGACCGGCCTGCGCTCCGCCGCCTACTCGGCCGCGGCGCGCGTCATCTCCGGAATCGTGACGACGGTCGGCGCCGCCGGCAACGCCGGTCGCTCCTTCATGCTGGTTTCTTATGTCCTCCCGACCGCCACCGCGGCCACCAAGGTCTAGTTCTTCTTGTCCCCTCCCATCTCCCCGGCCGGCCGGTCTCCCCGGCCGGGGTCTTTTTTAGTCGTAGGTCTCCTCGGACTCGGTCTTCTTCCATCCGCCCTTGCCGCGATAACACCCCTTCGTTCCCTCCCAGCAACCGGAGCAGTAGACTCCAGCGAAGTACCGACCAGCCCCCGGAAGGGGGATGACGTCCCCGCAGTCCGAGCAGGCGATCTCCTTGTTGTAGAAGCGAAGCATCGCCGCCTCGGCGGCGGAGACGGCTCCGTCGGGAAGCGGGCCTGCCCACTCACAGAGGAATGTCTCCTCGTGGATCTTCTGCTGGTTCATGCTCCAGATATTGAGCATGCGCACGTTCGAGCCGTTCGGCCCGCCATGACAGTCACGTCCAAACTTGGACCGATACGTCTTCTCCAGCTCTGACCCGATGCCCCACGTCATCTCATGGAAGCTGAAGGGAAACTCCAGCCCCATGTACTCGAAGCGATCGTGCGAGTTGTCGTATTCGTAGCGGGTCGCCACCTTGAGGGCGACTCGCAGCTCCTTGAGTTGCTTGCCGAAGAAGCAGGTCTTGAGATTCTTCGCTGCGTGCCAAGGAATGATCAGCGCAGCCAGCATCCCGCCCGGCCAGTTGTCGCTGCTCATATCCCCTCCTTCCTTTCGAAGAGCCATGGAACCGCCAACAATTCGGAGCGGAGCTGGCGGAAATCGGGATGGTCCTGCCACCAACCCTTGGTGGTCGCATTGCCCCTACCGCTTGCATTGACGAGCCGCTCCCGCAGATACCCGTGATCCCCCCATGCGCACCACAGATCCGCCAGGCGAGAGAGCCAGGCGTGCTCCTCCGGCCGGAGGTTGTCGCAGTCCCCGAGATCGAGGACCTCTACGCCGTCCGAATTGATCATCCGATTCGCACCCCTCTCCCAGCGCAGGGCCGGCGGCGCTTCGGGCGCCGCGGCCGGGCTGGGCCGACTGAGGGCGGCCCTCAAGCCCTCCACCGCTGCGATGAGATCGGCCTGGACGCGCTCATAGACGGCGCAGTTCCTGTGCTGCTCCTTCGTCTCCAGGGCGCGCCGTTCGACCTCACGCGCCAGGTTTTTGTCCAGCTCCTCCACGCGATGCCCCAGCGTTGCCATCTTCGCCTCAAGGGTATTCAGGGGGTCAGAATGGAGGCCGCTCTGGCCTCGCAAGATGGCCAGCGCCACCGGATCGGCTATCGCCTCGACCCGCCTGAGGCGCTCTTCCAGGTGCTCCGCCTCCACAACCCAGAGTGGCTGGCTCGCCTCCATCTCGTCGTTGTGGTCGTCGAGCCTCTCCTGCTCGGCCCGCTCGGTCAGCAGGCGGCGGGCCAGCTCGCGAATAGCTGGATGCATCCTGTCGCCGTCCATCTTGATCCAGTTGCCACCCAGAGGATGACAAGACCAGGCGCTGCCATCCGCAAGAATCTTGAAGGCGTACCAGCCACCCGTCGTGCCGGGCGGCACTCTCCACAGTACCTCCGGCTCGGCCGGAGTGGCTTCCTTGTCGTTCATGATGGTCTCCTTAAAAAGTCTTGATTAGCGCCCCTCTGAGGGGCGCTCTCCTGCTGGTCAGTGGGGATGCCCTGCCCTGCCGCCGCCTGGCCGCCGCGCGGGCGGCCAGCGGCCCTACTCGGGCAGGCGAAGGATGGAGCGAATGCGTTCCGCGATCTCTGCCCTGGAGAGGGGCCTGACCTGCTGCCCCTTCCCCTCCAGGCTGTCGGCCAGCCCATCCAGCTCCTGCTCCTTGATCAGGAAGTCGGCGATCCTCGCCCTCGCCCAGACGTGCTCCTGCTTCTCGCGGGTCAGCTCCTTCTTCAACTCGTCGTATCCTTGGTGCGCCAGCCTCATCGATTCTCCCTTCTTTTCCTGCGAGTCCGGCGCTGCGGCGCGCCGGTCTCGAAGATCTCGATTCCATGGATGGCCAGCATCAACTTCTTTTTCAGTCGGTAGGCTGGCGTGCGGACTCCCTTGAAGTCCTCGACGACCTGTCTGCCGCCGACGAGCAGGGTCCTTTCGTCCACGTATACGAAGTCCGCCACATAGGACCCCAGATCGACCCCGTTGACCACGAGCGGGTACTTGACCTGCCGGCGCAACTCGGAGACCTCGCCGGCCCGCTCCAACAGGCGAAGCTCCTCCCACCTTGACAACTCGCCCTTCGAGTCGAAGACGATCCCCTCCCGGCTCGTCCGCTCCACCTTCGGCGCGACGCCGTACTTCCCGTACCGGCTCACTTCTTTTCCTCGTCCAGGAATTGAACGAGCACATCCCGCCCATCCTGGGATGGGCGCCAGACTTCCTTCGGCTGGTACTGAGCCGCGATGCGCCCGAGGCGCTCGCGGCATGGGTCGCAGATCTTCGGCATCTCGTGGATGATGCCCTCCCCGCGGAGTATCCGATCGTCGCTCCACTCTTTCCAGGCCTTGGTCTGGCAGGTCGAACAGGGCTCGGCGCTCAAGGCTTCTCCTTTCCATCCCAGGTTCGGGGCTTGGACGAGCCCATGGCCCACAGCTCTCCTGCACTCATCTCGCAGATTCTCTTCTCGCCGTCCGCCGCCTGAATCAGCAGACGAATGCCGGTGGAGAGCGTCTCGGCCGCGATGATCTGTGGAGGCTCGCTGCCGGTCATGCCCTCTCCAGGAGGCGGAGCCTTTGCTCGACATGATCGAGCCGCTCATAGAAATCCGCCGCGAGCCCGGCCACCTCGACGAGGACAGCATCAACCTGACGACTTCGCAATTCTCCCCCTTGATCAGCGAGGCGGGCAACGACCTCGCTCACCATCGTGTCGTAGATCTCCTTCCTGGTCATGCTCCCTCCGGTACCCGCTTCATGCGGGAGTGTTCCTGGACCTCTATCTCGTCCCCGTTGTCCAGCAGGACGACGGAGTAGTTGACGATGCGGACGACATCTCCTTTCTCGACGTGAACATCGTTCGCGATGACCACCCCTTCCTGGGAGCCATCGACGACCACCCGGTCGCCCTCTCTGACTTCCTGCCAGAACCGGTACTCCAGAGGCCGCGGCTTCTCCTTGCGCTTCTTTTGTGGGCAGAGGCTGTCATGCAGCTCCGCCCGACCGGCGGAAGAGGGAACCACCGGCTCGCCGATCAGATGCTCGAAGCCCGGCAAGGGGATGACGTTCTCCTCCTCGTCCGGATGCAGAGGGCGGCAGGGGAGGGGGTTGCCCTGTCGGTCGTACCCCTTCCTGCTCATACATCCCTCCAGATATCCTCGCAGTCAGGGTGCGGACAGAGCCTGAGGTCGAGAAGGAAAGTACTGCTATGTTGCGCATGAACGAGGCGCGCCGCCGCCTCATTCGGCGGGTGCTCGGCATTTTTGAGGTCGCTGATTCTGTCGCCCGCCTCGACCAGCTCGATCTCTACTTCGTTCAGTCGGTCGAGCTTCTTGTGCACCTCCGTGAGGACATCGCTCAAAGGGGCATTCGAGAGCAGCTTTAGACGAGCGAGGAGCCGATCCCATTCCTGACGATCAATCTTCTGAGGCACGAAAGAGCCCTCCCTTCATGATGTGGTAGAGGCCGATCCCGAGGGCTCGGGCGGCCAGTGCCGAGCGGGACATTCCCCGCTCGGTTGCGAGCTTCGAGGCGAGGTCCCGGAGGGGACCCGGAGTGTACACCCCCCATTCCACCCCGGGGCCGGCAGGGACGTCAGCCGTCCGCGCATGGGCAGTGCTGGCCCGACAGGTCGAGCAGCGACCCCCAGAGGGGCCGGGGCAGGAACAGCTCAAGGCAGCCCCCTTGCCGTTCTGGGCACAAAGCAGCCACCGAGCTTCCCCGTAGCTCGATCCATGTGCTTGGTAATACCACCGATGTCATGCGCGAAGGTCACGGAGTCACTTTCGAGCAAACTCTCAAGATTCATACGGCAATCGAGGTGGGCCGCTTCTATGTCCATGAGTAAGTTGATTCTCTTGTACCCCGGGGGTTTGCCATGCTCCCTCTCCCATCTCTTGACAATACGAAGCGCAATCCCTGCCTCGTCCTCCGTGATTTTGCTCCAGTCAGGTCCACTGATCTTCGCGCCGAAGGTTCCATGAATTCCCATAACTCTCAGCTCCCTTCGAAAGAAGTACTCTCCGGATCGAATCGGAGCGGCACTATTTTGTTGGTCGGGCCGTACCTGTTGGCCCGGATGAGCAGCTCCGCCTTGCCGTCCGGGACAGCCCCGTCCGGCAGAAAGAAGTCGGGGCGGAAGACCGCCCCGACGACGTCGGCGATCGAGTCGAGGCGGGCCGCCCCGCCGAGGTCCGTCAGGGTGGGGCGCAGAGCATTCAGCCAGTCCGCGCGCTCGCTCTTCGGGCTGAACTTCTGCGCCCTGGCCTCGACCTTGGGGGAGATCTGCGACAGCACCAGTACGGGGACCCCGTGCCGTGCGACCGTCCGTAGGACCTTCGCCGCCTTGATGATCCCCTCCCAGCCGTCGTCCCCGCGAACGTCCTGAAGATGATCGACGACGGCGAGGTCGAGCGGCTCCCTCTCATGCTCGGCGAGGACCGTTGCGACGATCCCCTCCGGGGTATCCGGCGCCGCCACCCCGCGGGCGTTGGGCGCCGAATCAACCACGACCACCCGCCACTCGGCCATCGCCGCCTCGGCGACGGCGACCCGCCCGGCTTCGTCGGGATGGAGTCCGCCTGCGCGGATGCGACCCTTCGACTCGATCAGCCGGTGAAGGCTGACCTTCGCCTCCTGGGCGAGGAGCCGCCGCCCCCAGGGACGTTTAAACTCCTCGACGCTCCGCAGGAGCACTCGCCGTCCATGTCGGGCATTCCAGCGAATGATCGAGGCCGCCGCCGCACTCTTCCCCATCTTGGCCTGCCCGGCGAGAAAGGTGAGCGTCCCTTCGGCGAAGCCGACCGTCAAGCGGTCGGCGAAGGACCACCCCCAACCGGCCCTGGACGGGTTCGCCTTCGCCTCGTCCCCCTGAAGGATGTCCCCCAGGGCTTCGCCGCCGCTCCCGGAGGAGAGGCGGGTTTCGAGCGCCAGGATCTCGCCCGAGAGATGGGCCAGGATCTCCGCCATGGGCGCGGCGGAGGAAGCGCCCTCTCGAATGGCCTCGCCCGCCGCCTCGATCAGGCGGCGGCGGGCCGAGCGGTCGACGACGATCCCCGTCCACTCTCCCACCCGCTCCGTCGCCAGGGTCAGGTCTTCGAGCTCCGCCAGGGCACCCAGCCCACCGACGTCTTCGAGGAGTCCCGCCTGCCGCAGCCAAGCCATAACCGCGAGGGGTTCCGGCGTCCCACCTTCCGCTGCGACAGCCAGGACCCCCCTGTAGATGTGTTGATGCTGGACGACATGGAAATCTTCAGGGCGAAGCCGGTCCGCAAGCCTCCCAACCCGCTCCGGCTCCAGGAGGAGCGCGCCCAGGACGGCGCGCTCCGCTTCCGGGCTATGCGGGAGAGGCTTCTGCATCTGACTCCGTCTCCACGCCGAAGATCCGGCCCATCGCGTGTTCAAGATCCGAATATGTCGATTCCTGGTGGAGGATGGCAGGGTCATTGAGGAGCTGGAACACCATGGAGTCAATGGCATTCCTTGCCTCCTGGAGCGTGAGGACCTCTCTCCCGCCATCCGGATCTACCTGCCAGAAGGTCTCGACCTGCACTACTCCTAGGTACGAAATCACGGTAACACCTCGCAGGCCATCGCCTCTTCAGGAGTGAAGACACTCAGAACCTTGTCCAGCCGGAAGCCGTGATAGACCTCTCCGATCGTGGCCCAGGCCCAGCCGTTCGCAGGAGGAGAAAGGCTCACCTTGGCACGGGCTGTACCCGCTCCGAGCGGGTACAGCGGATCAGCGTCCTTCCCAAAGAGAATGACTGCCTCCTGGCCGGCGAGCGCCTGGAGGCGCTTGGCAATGAGATCATTCCTCCCCAGAAGCTCCCCCTTCGTCCACCAGGGAAAGGGACGGGCAGCCGCCTCGCGGCGGCGCGCCTCTTCCTCGACCCGCCTGATTTCCTTCTCGCTCTTCGTCATACCGTTCCTCGTCGTCCCTTGAATCCACTCATTGACCCCGCTCACCCGGCGCAAGAAGTCTCGATCCGGGAAGAGTCCGTAGTACTCCCGCAGTTGCGTCATTTGATCTCCTTCGCCCATTTGAGGGCGGGTTGATACTCGTGGTCCGTCGCCTCGTGCGGGGGGCGGTCGCAGATGAGGCAGGGGATGGGCTTGCCGTAGTTGCCGCTGACGTGCAGCCTCCAGGCGACCCCCTTCCCCTCGTCCGTGATGTAGAGCCTTGCCGCCTTGATGAAAGTGGGATGGTCAGCGATGAGAAGGCCGCGCTCGACGAGCGGGGCCAGCTTCTTCGCCCACCATAGGGGGCAGTCCCCCTCCTCCTGGCGGTTCTCCCGCCGGTACTTGGCGGGGTAGTAGACGATCCCCCCGCCACCGTCCCGCAGCTCCCAGGGATAGTGCAGGGGGTTGGAGACCTTCGACGGCTTCCGGGCCAAGGTCCCGCCGCGCGCCATCGCGGCGAGGACCCTGGCCTCGATGAAGGTGACCGGCTTCAAGCGTCACCGTCCGCACCGCAGTAGACGCAATAGCAGCGACCCTCGCCAGACCAGCGCGGGTCATCACCGCCGTAGGCAGTGCCGGTGTAGGCCCACTCGTGGGGACATCCGCTCTCTCGGATACCAGGATGGATGTCGTCGTCTCCCTCCAGGAGGGCATCGTCGAGGTGCTGGTCGATGCGCTCATAGTCGCCGTTCACGTGGCCCCTCTTCCATAGGTTGCGGCGCAGTGCGCCTTGAATTCACACATGCCACAGGGATTGAACGTCCCTGTGGCGGCCTGGTTGGGACCGCCCCAGATGCTAAAGCCCTTAGTGTTCTGCCCGCCCGGAGAGCCCGGCTCCGGCAGCCGGACAAAGCCGACCCCGAGGCCGTCCGGGACCGGCACGGCGGCGAGGTGGTCGAAGGTCTCCCGGGCATTGACCAGTTGAGTCGCTATGTGCGGTTCGTACTTGAGGATCTCGGCGTGAAAGGCCATCGAGCCGGCATCTTGCAGGATCTCATCCTGCGAATAGGCCGCCACCACGTCTTTGGCGACCGCCACCAGGAGGACGCGATCAATCCTGGAGTAGCCCTCCTCTTGGGGGTCGGAGCCGTGCATTTCGAGCTGGGCCTGCATGTACCAGGAGGGCTCCTCGCCCTTGATGCCGAACGGCAGGGCGGCGAAGCCTTTCCGCTTCTGGTTGCCGCCCTTGATGAAGGCGGCCATCTTGTAGGCGGTGCTCTTGACGGAGAGGATTATGGGGGTCGGGATCTGGAGATCGGCCGGGGCCGAGACGATGATCCCGTCCACCTTCGAGCTATGGAGGAGAGACCCGTCCGCCCGGTAGGTGCGAACGGGCGCCTGCGTCCCCTCGATCACGCATCCGAGGGCCTCCAGGATCGACACCACCTCGACCTCGACAATGTGTCCGTGGTGCCACGTCATGTGGGTCCACCCCTCGACCGGCGTCCCCTTGACGCCGTCCCGGGAGAGGTCCTGCTTGAGAAGACAGGAGCCGGCCCCGGACATGCCATAGGCCCCCTCGTTGTCGTGAGGGGACAGCCACTCCACCTGCTTCTCTTGCAGGCGGGTGAGAAAGATCTCCTGCTGTTTTCTGAAGAGGGGGCTTTCATGGTTCCCGAGGTGCTCCCGGGCGAAGGCCTCCAGCGCCCGGGTCACCGGTTGATGCGTCGCGAGGCTCATGCCGTGCCCCCAGACATCGCAAGTCGGTTGATGATGGCGACGCCCGGAACCGTTGTAGTGGACCAGCACCACCTGCCATTGCTCGCCAGATCGAGCACGCGCCGATACTCCCCAACATCCTTCCAGGTGATCTCCTCACCAGCGACCCGGCCTTGCCCCTGACGGTCGCCGTAGAGGAGGTTGAGGGGTATGGACAGAAGATCCACGATTCCGGCCTTCAGATCGATTCTGAGGGCCGATCCCTTCGGAGGCGTGGGGATGGCAGGGGCAGGCTCCGATCGTGGCTCCTGCGGCCTGCCAGCGGTCAACTCCTGGGCATTGGCGGCCGGACCCGTGAGTCCGGTCGCCGCGTCAGCCAGGGGGAGGCAGCCTTCGGGATCGGGGTGGTTGCTGTATGCGCTGTCATCTGGCCCGCAGCAATCCGGGCCGTATCCGTAGAGGTCGGTCATGGTCTTCTCCTAGAAGGGATCATCCGGGTAGGTGTCGGCGTCACTGGCGCCGGGCTCCGGCCACTCTTCGTAGGCCGGCTGCTGTACGGGGGGCGGGGGCGGCGCCTGTTGGGGGCGGTTCTTGGGGGCGCGGATACGCACGCCGCCGACCCGCTTCCCCATCATCTGCACCGAGGAGTCCTTGAAGAGGACGACCACGGCCCCGGCCCAGGTGTCGGTGTCCTTGTTGCCGGTGACGTCTTCGACGTTCTGGTAGAGGGCCGGCTTCATGACCAGCTTCTTCGAGCCGCGCTCCCTGAAAAGCATCACGTCGTGATACTCCCCCTTTGTCCAGGGCGTCTCCTCCTCCATCAGCTCCTTGACGGTCAGCAGGATCGGACCGTTTTCGACGTCTTCGGTTTTGTAGTAGTCGGACTTGACTCTCGTTCTCCAGTCAGCCATGGCAAAGTCTCCTGTTGGTTTGTGAGCGGTCAGCGGGCGCGCCGCCCGCGCTCCAGCGCGGCGGCGGTCTGGACGGCCTTTCTGATGACGCCGTTTTCGGTCATCAGGGGGTCATCCTCTCCCCAGGTTTCGAGGAGATAGTCGATGGCCTCCCGGTCGTCGCCGTTCAGGCGGTACGACCGGTGAGTGCCGGGGATGGGCGATGGCGGTTTCTTGCGGCGGGCCGGGACGTCCGGCATGCCACGTGCTCTTCGTGCAGGCAATACTCCTCCTTTCCAGGTCTCTGACTTGAGACTCCGCGGAGCCCCGCCAGAACGGGGCCCCGTGAAAGCTCCAGGCCTACCCCCTTGGTACGGTCAGCGTCTCGCGGTACCGGATCAGGTCCCCGCCTTCCGGATCCGGTTTCACTTCGAAGACGATGGACCCGCGATTCTTCGGGGTCATGGCCTCGCGGAAGGCTTCGGAGGCCGGTCCATACAAAGGCAACCACATCCCCACGTTTCCGGCGAGCTTGGTGCGCCAGTTGGAGAGGTACTGCTCGGCCTCTGCCGCTGCCTTCGCGGCAAGCTCTTCGTCGCTCGGCGACATGGCGGGGCGATCGAGGTGCGTGGTTCGCCGGTGGCCCGCGTCTCTGTTCTCAATCATGTTGCTGCCGATGTCGTCTCTGTATTGACTCATCTAACTCTCCTCCTCTTGTTTTCCTTGGGTCTCGGGCTTGAGACTCCGCGGAAGCCCCCGGAGGGGGCTCCCGTAGGGACTCAGGCATCTCGGGTCAGCGCCTCTTTGGGGGCATGATGGACGCATCCGAACTCCGGCCCCGTGGCCAGGAGAGTTGTCAGATTGTGGTCGTCGGCCATCGTGGCAACGATCTCGAAGCTATGGGAGCCCTGCGGGTACGCGTCCACGAGAGAACAGCACCGGG